GGCGATTTTCATCGCCTCGGCCCAGAGTTCGACGGACAGTCGGGCTTTGGGGTCCTCTGCTAGCAGACGTTGTAATAACTGCTAGCTAATTCACCCTATATGGAGGTTATAAGTGTCAGGCTCGGGAATGATAATTGAAACGAATGCTAGGCCTTCTCAGAAGGCTTCTGGCATTAGAATCGGTGCTCCCGCTCCCTCTACTGCTAATTGTAGAGAGAATGAGATGTTATTCCCGTTCTACCGGAATTCATTCCGATCAGGTTCGTCCTTCAATTCTCTTTCAGGTAACAATTATACTAGTTCGCAAATGGCGGACCAGACTTTAATTGAAAACTTGTTGAGAACTACGGGCACTGATATTGGACACGAGTATGAAAGAAGGAGGGTCACTGAGATCTTCTCTTCTTTCCATCGTAAGTCTGGTATCAGTACAACCGTCGATAGCAAATTCCTTCCACGGAGCTTTGTTGTTCCGTATGGGACTGGTTTATTGGATGCTAATGGAATTTATAATTTCATTACATCTAATGCCAGTTATGTTACCGATGCGACACTAATTTCAGAGGGTACTCGTTTGATTAATCTTACGAATCCTTTGAAACCACCTGTCAACCTGGCGGTCGATCTATCCGAGATGTTGTTCGATGGTTTACCAAAGAACCTCGGCCATGCACTTCTTGGTTCTGCGCCTAATAAGCGCGAACTAGTTCGTGCATTGGGGAGCGATTACCTAAACTATATGTTTGGGATAACTCCCGTAGTTAAAGATATTGATAGTCTTGTGCGAATTTTGCGCAAGTCTGCCTCTATCATCGACACGTGGAAGAAAAACGACGGTCGTCAAGTTCGACGTCGCCGTGCCTGGACACTTCCTGATCAGTTAACAGCGTATAACAAAACGCTGTCAACTCAGCTCTCTGTAGCTGCGATTGTGCCTACCAGCGCGAGTAATCACGCTGCTATGCCAACAAATCTCAGCTCCTTTGAGAACTGGACAGGGAGTGTCGAAAGTAATACGGTAACGAGTACTCAGTACTCGTTTTCCAGCACTTTTGAATATCAACTCGATCAATTGATTCCGGAATATCCGGAACCGATCCGTAGTCTGATGTTCGGAGGCTATTCTAATGAGGCGATCGTAGACGCACTTCTCTTAATGAGACAGTTCGGCCTTGATCCGAAGTCGATTAACTCGCCTTCAACTTATTGGAATGTATTACCTTATACCTGGCTCTTGGACTGGTTTGTAAATACTGGAGATTTAATGTCCAGTATCACTGCATTCCAGACCCAAGGCTTGAAGCTCACTTACGGATATATGTCTGCACATCAAGTCAGCCGGTTTTCAGCTGATTATCGATTTACAGCCGCATCTTCCGTTTACGAAGGTTCCGTTTCTATTACTAGTAAACGTGACCGTCGCATTCGAGCTACTCCATATGGTTTTGGAACAACTTTTACTGGATTAAATTCAGTTCAGTTGTCCCTTCTCGCAGCTCTTGCCACAAGCAGGAAGCGAACCTAATTACAAAATCAAACTAGGAAAACCCTGGTTGTTAACAAGGAGAATAGCAATGGCCCTGGCCGATCCTCAAACCGTCACAATTGGTTCAGCGATTTCGCTTCCCCAGACGGCGGTTGCCCCGACGCAGACTATTTATACGTCTGCTGACGGCGCAGTTAAGCTGACAGCAAATCAGACTATTGGCAAAGACACTATTAACACGATGATTCGTGTTGATAAAACTGTCATTGCCGCTGATCCTATCAGCGCAGCGAACAAGAGCCTTACCGGCTCTGTCTGGTTCGTCTTCAAGTTTCCGATCAAGAATTTCGGATTCACTGAAGCGGACAAGATCGCAATTTATTCTGGATTGTCAACTCAGTTGACAGCTGGAACAAATGCTGTTCTTAAGCAGCTTCTTGCTGGGCAACATTAGTTGACCGTTAAGTAGCTACAGTTGAGGAGAGTCAGGTGCCCGTTGCATAAATACCTCTGAAAGGAGGATTTATGAAAAGGCAATTGGCTATTCTTCGAGCGGTGCTCGACGAGAGTGCCGAATGGCTGTCCGTTAACCCCGATCGTGATTGGAAAACAATCCAATCACGTTTTGAAAATGAAGGTGAGAGCTTTTTAGCAATCACTCTACCTGCCATGCACGATCACATTCTTGAATGTATTAGTGCTGGTAGATGGTCCCCATCACGTCTTTTTAAGGAAAACGTGAAAGGCGGTCCCCAATTTCTTGGGGAGTTCCTTGGATTCATTTTCAAATGGGACACAGGAACTGTTCGCAATGACATCGGAGCTGTGCTAGCTCTGAGGTGTATCCGACAGCTGCTTTTGTTGCATTCGAAGGAGAAGGCTTTGCCCTCTCAAACTCGTGCTGATAAAGCAATTGAAGGATTCTTTGCGACAGAACGGGAGTTGAAGGATCGTCGGAAAACGATCCTTTCTAGTCTGGATTCGACTGATTTTATCAAGGTCTCAGATATTCTTTATCGAGATCTTTTTGATCAGTGCGAGACCAAGCTCTGGGATGACAATGTCATCTTCAAACATGGTCCAGGCTCGACTGCAGATGGCTCGTTCGGATCTGCGAAGTTTAAAAATCTTCGCAGTACCTGGACGACTCGGATCGAGAAGGTGTTCCCTTGTAGTGATTTTGGTTTTTCAAACCTTCATCATTACTTGGATATCTCTCAAGATCACCATTATGCAGTAGTCTCCCCACGAGAAGAGCGCCCTATGCGGGTGATTCTCGTGCCAAAAACCCAGAAAACACCACGAATAATTGCTATGGAACCGACTGCTTTGCAGTTTGTTCAGCAAGGATTACTTGAATTGATTGATGAATCTATTCAAAGTAGTTTTCTTCGTGGGCACATCTCTTGGCGTGATCAGGATCGAAACAGATTCTTAGCTCGTCAAGGTAGTGCTGACTCTTCGCTTGCTACACTAGATCTTAGTGAAGCATCTGATAGAGTTCATGTTTCCCTTGTTAATCGAATGTTGAGACATCATCCTCTTTTAAGAAGAGCTGTCTTTTCATGTCGATCAACTCGGGCAGATGTCTTAGGGCAAGTTATACGCCTTGAGAAATTTGCACCGATGGGTTCTGCTCTTTGTTTTGCTTTTGAGACATTGATCTTCTTTTCGATGGTCGTTGCCTCTGAGCTGAATAGGAAGAGCATTCCTGTGAATGCCTTGAGAAGGAAGAACGGCTATATTAACCGTTCTTTCTTACAAGGTATATCAGCCTACGGGGACGATATTATCGTCCCCACGGCTGGGGCATTTGCGTCTATCGATTTTCTTGAGTCTTTTGGACTCAAAGTGAATCGACGCAAGTCTTTCTGGACTGGTGAGTTCAGAGAATCTTGCGGTGGGGACTTCTTTAGAGGGCATGACGTTACCGTCGTGCGTCTTCGAGAGAAGATACCCAGTAAACGCCAGGATCAAAAACAAACGTGGTCACTAGCACAGTTTCAAAACCAGCTTTACCAAGCCGGTTGGAAACAGTCAGCAGAAAAAGTCAGAGCGCTTGCGCCCTGGATTCCTACTGTTGATCGTGACCTTTCTTCAGGTATCTATTTCTTGAGCGAGACATCGTCTTGCCCTTCGAGATGGAATACCAGTCTTTATAGGAGTGAGTATAAAGTACTCACAGGGGTGTTTTTCACACCCTCTTATAAAGCTGAAGGATGGGATGAGTTCTTCCGCTCTATGATCTCCTTAACCAGGAGACATGGACCGGCTGGCTCAAGCCACGTTTCACCTTTTGATCGCCGACCGGAGCTTTGTAATCTCCGTTCTAAGTGGATATCAGCTCTTTTCTGAGCTATATAGTTGGTCTTGAACCAACAGTCAGGGTCTCCTAGTTATGGGAGATGCTAAGC